TGGAATGAAGGATGCAGCATGCCGTAACGAATCGCGTTGTATGGACTGCTATAAGGCGCTATGAGCAAATGAGCAATAGCTAATGTGTATAACGCTATGTGATAGCGGCCTGCGGCCTGATAGCTATATGTAAGTGATTACTAATACAGATAACACTAATAGGTGTAACGCCTGCCAGTGCTGCGGCCATAGCGGCCTGTTGCGAGCGATTCTTATATGCTGTTTTGCTAATAGATATAACGCCAAAAAAGGCCGCTATGGTAGCGGCCTGTTGATGGTTTATGGCTGCGGCCTGTTATAGATCAACTGTAACAGGCTCAAATTTGAAATACCATGCATTGATATTGATCATCTGTTGTTCATCATGATCAAAAGCCCAAATTGTGCCTAGCAGATCAGCATCTGGCTTTACTGATATATGGATATCAAAATTGTTTGACGTTGCAAAAAATTCTTGAGTATACCCCGCAAGGACCGCACCATTGTCTGTTATGATATCTGTTATACGCATTGTAGTCTCCAAAGTGTTAGGCCGCATTTGCGCGGCCTGTTGCGTTGGATTTATTAATAGTGATTCGCGATTCGGCTGTCAAGCGCCTTTATCAAACTATTTCATTATTGCCACTGGGGAGAATGGCTGCGGGTGGCATAGTGTCAGAATCGGCCATAGAAGGCCATAGGCGCGTTTTCCCGATTCTATACAGAATCATCCATGACACTCGCTGAATCGCGCTCTAGCATGCCTTCTCGTCAATTTAGCCGAAAATCCGGTTGTGAAATATTATTCCCTAGCGATTCGGTTGTATCGCCGGTTGTGTCGCTGTCATGGCTGTTTTGAGCGGGTGATTCTGCGTATCCGTTATACACTTATGGTTGCATGCTATATTAGAATTCCCGTGACGAGAACTAACCTATTGATTTTATTGGGTTTTTGGCGATTTTCGGTATTTTGAAAAAATTGCTCTAGCTAATACAAGCCACGCAAAGCCGGAAGGCGATTCTTGCCTGTAACACATAAGAGAAAATATAAAATATACCGAATATAGAATAAGAACCCTTATATTTCAATAGGTTAACTCTCGGTCTATATTCCTCTATATTCTTTTTTCCCACTGTAACAGCTATTCCAGCCTTCACTATAACACTCACTGGCAAGCCTTCAAACCATATCAGTGTAACGCGATTCCATGTTTTAGCGTTACACTAGCCAATCCAAGCCAAGCCAAGCCAAGCCAGAATCGCGATTCTCACTGTCAAGCCTGTTGACAGCTATAACGCAAGAGTGCAATAACTGATTCGCGGCCCAATGGTTTGGAGTCCAACCATGGACTATTATAACAGCTGATTCTAATATAACGAATCACTAAAAAGCGGCCTGCCATTTCTGACAAGCCGCGCTCTAATCCCCAGTGGCAATGAATGCCTATTAGGCCGCTATAGCGGGCCGCTGGCAAGCGTTCTCGGTCACTTGCTGCCGGATATACTCGCAAGCCTTCTGCGCGAGCGTGCAAGCCTTATAGAAGGCCCTGCTATCGCTCTTAATGACGCGAATCCATGACGCGAGATAATTGGCGCTGCGCGACACTGTATCAATCCCCAATTCTGCGCAAAGGAAAGCGCTTGTCAGTTCAGCAACCAATTCCTCAAAAGCATATTCCGAATCACCAAACCGCTTGCCATAGGTACGATTCAGACGCTTTTCTGCGCCTGTCCAATGTCCAAGCTCATGAAGGAAAACGCCTGTCCAAGTGTCAGAACCATTGACACTATCAACCGCCAGAAATGACGCAACAGACGGCATTTCAATGTAATCGCGGCTTGGAACATAAAACGCTTCACTGCCGATTCTGACATCCACTGACAGCATGTCAATCAATTCGGCAGTGTCGGAAGGAATGACGCTTTCAACCACTTCGGGCTGCGACACGTTGTCGAGCGCAATGCCGTCACATTGTGCAACGTTGAAAGCGAAATAGCAGCGCATGAGCCAAATGAATTTACCGTCTGATTCGCCTTCTGCAATCTCAGAAGCCTTTGCAGCTTTCTTTTCGACACGGCTCATGAAATAAATAGGCGTTGCGGTTTCGCCTTTCTTGACGCTACCGCCTGCGGCCTGAATCTGTTTGAACGTAGCGAAAGCCGGGCTTGCGTAACCGGCAGAAAGCAGCATGACAATGTTGATACCATTGTACGCCTTGCCAGTGGTGAAATTGTAAGGAAAGCGAGCGCCCTTAACCGAGCCGTTGCTTTTCCACGGCTTGTCCCATGGCGTTACGCCATTTTCCAACTGTGCCAAAATGCGCGTTGTAATGTTCTCGTAGTGTGAAGCCATGATGAATCTCCTAATGGTCTATGGCAAGGCGTTAATGCCTGATTCGTTTAGATCATATCATGACTCGTATGTATACAAAAAAATGCATCAAACCCAAAAATAATTGTGTTAGACAGAATCGTAGGACAATATAAAAACCGCGCATGGTTGGCGTGTCGCGCTTCCGACTCTCTGGCCCAGTGGCAATAATATAAAACGAATCGCGGCAAGCTGTCAAGCCTGCCACGATAAAAATCTTAAAAATAATTCAGACTGATTCAATCGCCATTCAATCGCCATTTCCGAATCTGTGCAATGCTTTGCGCTGTCACAATCGTGCCGCCGTTGATATACTGGCAAAGCAGTTCCCGAGAAATCTTGCGCTTGCTAGCGATGGTTGAAAAGCCTTCTCGGGAACAATATCCCAAATGCTTGTCGTTCAAGCTGACATAGGCGCAACCATCTTCCCAGCCTTCACGTTGCCAATGGCGAATCAGTTGTTTGCGGTTGTTTTGCATTTCCGTTTTCCTTTATTGCGTTGCCATGCAATTTGTATACATGACAACGCGAATCAGTGTCAAGCATTAATCTTGTCGGCTGCATCAATTTTCGCAAGAAACTTTTCTGCGCCAATTTCTGCGACAATCTCTGCAAGCCATTGTGCTGCGGCCTCGCGCGTTGTCATGCCTGCGTTGCCACTGGCGACATAACGAGCCACTTTGAAGGCCGCAAGTGTATTGCCGCGACAAACTATCATACCACTGTCATAATGGACAAGGTGCGGCGTTATGATATCGGTTGCGAGATAACCGCCCTCACGCGACTTTGCATGCTGGAAAACAAACTTTATCTTCCTGCCACCGACTTCGAAAAAAGCGATATCGCCCTGAAATTCTTCAAACGCGACATGCTGCTTTGCGCCTTTGCCGACAAGGTGCGGAATCTTGAAAGTTACGAGCGACATGGAATCATCCTTTGTTTGCGTTGCCATGCAATTTGTATACATGACAACGCGAATCACTGTCAAGTGTTAATCCAAAAATTTATCAATTTTTGTTTTCGCTTCATCAAGCGTTGCGAAAGCGTAAAGCTTTCCATCAAGCTTGAACATATAATCATTCAAACCGTTTTCGTTGTACGATATCGGGATATCGTTATAATAAATTTCGTCGGTCCAATTGGCGAAAGCAATCTGACACAAGCCGCGAGGTCGAATCTCCCACATATCGCCAAAGTCTGAAACATGCGAGCGCACGCCATTCAAGCCGAGCGCTTTCTTGATAGCGCGAACACTTGCGAGCTTGCTTGCATTGTCGGGAATCGCAATTATCATGCGCTTAACCCAACAATAATTGGCTTCTCCTGCGAAAGTGTCAGTTAGTTCAAGCTGATAATGCTGCATTGTCTTATTCTCCGGTTGCGATGAAACTGTTATAGACTGATTCGTTTGAATCAGTCAAGCGCTTTCTCACAATAAATGTTTGTGGGAATCCATGGCGTGAAAGATATTGCCGGAATCGTCGCTTGTGACATATCCCTTCACATATTTGCCGCGCACTTTGCATGCTGCCGGAATCGAAAAATATGAGTCGGCTTCTGCGGTTATATAAACCGCACGCCTTGCTTCACTGCCATTGATTCGGCAGTTATTGATTCGTGCAAGTGACGGGCCGCCCATCCACTGCGCAAACCACGAAATTGAACCATCTTCATTTTTCACGAAAGTGTCAGCCCGATATTTCTGCATTGTCTTATCTCCGGTTTGTTGCTGCGATGGAATTGTTATAGACCGATTCGAATCAGGCTGTCAAGCGTAAAAAATTGCATAAAGAAAAATTCCGCCAAATAAAATCGCAAACCAATAATCGCCAAACAATAGCCGAGCCATTAGATAAATTGAATATAATACTAAACTGAATCCAAGTGATATAATTATCATTGCCTGCCCTGTTGATTCGCATAAAAAAAGCCTCACATTGTGAGGCTTTAAAGCATTGCCACCGGGCTGTTATCAGCCGATGAATACGACCATTACCGGCATCAATTGGTCAATCGTGCCGATATCATACTGCTTTGTGTCTTCATTGAAAAGCGAATCGCCAGTCATGAAACCATTGCAGAAAATGACGAAAGACCGCTGGCCTGCCGCATTGTCCTTGAATGTCGCGACAGTTTCGCCACCGTCAAGTGCGACTTCAATATTGCCGCGAATCGTGCGCTTGTAGTACGTTGTCATTTTTCCGTTCCTTTGTTGCGTTGACGGTTTATATATATCGAATCACTGCGCCACTGTCAAGCGCTAAATTCGGTCCAGCCTGAAAAAAAGTTTGCCTGTTTCATCCTGAATCGTGCGATTCACAAACGAATCGCTTTCCATATTCAGGATAAAGGAAAGACTGATATCGTTTTCTCCTGACACTGAAAGCGTTGCTTTCGTGAAATTGTCGCACAAACCGGCAATGATACCGTAGGCCACATTAGCCGTGCACTCACTGCGCAAAACGGTTTCGTTATTCCATGTAGCTGCGAGACGGTAATTCATGCGAAAACCCGCCCCTTGCGTGCGAGTTCTGCACACTGTGCTTTCGTGGCTGCGACACTGCGGCCCAGTTTGTCGATTCTTTCTGCCGAAAGCAGTTCGCCGTCACGGTTAAACCACGCGGAAAACTTGCAATCGCTTGACGCAATCCGCAGCTTATGCATGACGAATCCGCCATTGGAAAATTCGCAGCGCTGCACTTGGTTGTTTCGGTCGGTCATATCACGCATTTCATTCTCCTGTTATCCTGCCCCAGTGGCAATGCTTGTTTGTATACATGCACTTTCGAATCAAGTCAAGCGGAAACATTCAAAATAAATTGATAATTTCCGCGACCGTGAGTTATCACGGTAATGAAGCCTTTGCGCTCAAGATAGCGCATGGCACGATAATCAGCATGCGACTTGCTTACAAGGCTGTGCAAGCCTTGATATTTGATGCAGAAGCGGAGAAGTCTTGCGGCATTGTCGCTCATTTCGATTCCTCCTGCATAACTACTGCGGTGAAGAAAATTCCCTGCAACAAAACAGAAAATGTTTTGCCTTCGTAGCGCATGCCGCCGAATGGCGTCGAAATGCCGCCGAGATCATTCGAATATCTGACAATGGTATACCCGCCACCGTAGCGATAATAATCGAGATCATATTCACCCGGCTTTGTGCCGACTGGCAAGCCCAGCTTTTCCATCGTGCGAGTGAACTGTGCCGTGATAAATTTGCGATCAAACTTTTGCATTTCCGTTTTCCTTCTGTTGCGGTGATTCTGTTATTGCACGATTCGTTTGAATCGTCAAGCGGAAAAATAGCAAGTGTCCAAAATTTCTGGACCGTTGCCGCCCGACTGCCAAGGAATATTGACATAATCGAACCAATACCCGGCGTTGCTGTAACAGCGGAAAACAGGATATGAATATTCATTGCGCGTGCCGCGATATACAAACTTTACCAGTCTGAAATTGCGGATATCGGCCACTATATCGGCCACTTGCGCAAGCTGCTTTGCGTAGCGCTTTTGCTGCAAGTGTTTGATGCCGGAATCGTGCAATTCGCCAGTGACAAGCGGTTTGACACTGGCAAGCTGAAACTGCACTTCGAAAGTTTCGCTTGACGTAACACGCGGAGCGGAGCGCGAAACACTCCAACCGTGAACCATGCGCTCATAAGTATTAAGCGCCTTGCGGATTCCAATCACATTTGTTTTTGTGACAGTGCCCGACTTGATGGCTTCAATGTGCTTCTGCATTTTCGTAATCTCCTGTTGCGATGATTTTACTTAACCACGATTCGCTTGAATCGTCAAGCGTAAATTTTCGTGATCTTCAAAAAATCCAGCGCTTCACCGAGCGACACTTTGCCTTTACAAAAATCGCTAAACATTTCCTGCGCTTCTGTCGGGCGTCCGTCCCACTTTTTGGGATTGGCATTGTATGCCGCGACTTGAGACGCCTTTGCAACGTCATACATGTCTGAATAGACAGAATCGAAAAGTTCTTTCGACAAGTCTTTTGCGAAGCGATCATACATAGTCATTGGCTTAATTCCCTGTTGCGATGATTCGAAACTACTATGATTCGTTTGAATCGTCAAGTCCCAATCGCAATTTTCTTTCTGCTGCCGACGATATAGCCGCGCACTCTTGATAGTGTATAGCGTGATAAGTATCAGACCATACAATAGGGCAATCGCCTATACTATAGTCGAAATACTTTCGCGCCTGCCGATACAAGAAACGACAATCGAGTTGCATTGCTGCAAGTTGTTCCAGCGTTTCAGAGTCAAACATTTGACGCCTCCGAATTGTCAACCGGCGGCTCGAAAAATGCGCGTGCTTCATCTTCATCATCAAAGCCGCAAGCGATCAAAATAACATGACCGTCCTTCGATTGCCTGCCGCACCACTTCGCGTCTGTTTCTCCCGGCTTTGGAGTATCGCGCCAAACGTGAATCATGTCACTTCTCCCCAATAGGCGGCAACAATGCATCAATCTTTTTCAGACTGTTGCGCAAGGCATCGATTGCCGGGAGATAAACACGCGCAACATTCGCGCCGTATTCATCGGCACAAAATGTCCTGCGCCACGCCTTGCCATATTCTTGCAACTGCCTATCAATTGCAGCGCGACAATAGACCATTTCATCGGTCCAGAGTACAACGTTAAACTTTTCCATTGCCGTGTTTCCTGTTGCGTTGGACTACTATTGACGCGATTCGTTCGCCCTGTCAATAGCGCCCTGCAATTCTTTTTTCCATGCCGTGATCTTCATGTCCATCGTGCCGGAAGCGCAACGCTTGCCGTTGACATTGAAAATCTGCAAATATGTATTGTAGTTTTTCAGGGAAACGGCATGGCCGCAAACATTGCCGTGCCAGTGCCACCATGCGCCGGAATTTTCGCGGCGGAGATAATTCATCTCAGAAATGAAATCGGAGACAGTTTCGAAAGTCTCGGGGCCAAAGTCGCGCATTGCTGTTGTTCCTTGTTTGTGATTCGATAACTGCATCATACCACAATTTGTATACGTGTAAAGCACAAAATGAAGCAGATACAAAAATACCCGCTAGGCGTGAACCTGCGGGTATTATACAACCTATTGCCACCGGGCTGGAAAACCGCCTCTCAGGCGCGATCGAAGCCTTCGCCGGTGTCACCAGTCACCGGAACCTCGCCTTGCGCGTCCTGCCCCTGTCCCTGCCCGGTTTCCTTGGCGGTTTCCGCCAGATCGAACGCCGCCTCGAATGCTTCGATCCCTGCCAGATATTTCGAGACTTCATCTGCCGGGACAATGCGCGGAAACGACTGCACGAATTTTGTGATTCGATCCCTGTCATTGGCGAGCTTTACCCTCGCGTCACGCAACGCCAGTCTTTCCGGCGTTGAAAGATGGATGAAATTAGCATGCCACCCACTACCTGTCGAACGCGCACTGCCATCATGGAAAGGATGAAATTGCGATTCCATACCATCGACTGTAAAATTGCCGGTCTTATAGACTTTGACAATCTTGCGCACGCGATTGCCGCAAAGCATATCAGCGCCGACTTGAACCCACGGATAACCCTTCATTTCTTCACCTCGACGCCGTTGACGTAGTAACGCTGATTCGGGCCGCGCCCTGTCGTTGTAATTGTGCTGCCGTCCTCAAACGTATATAGGACGCACTTTGCCTTGTATGCGTCACTATAGAACGCGAAATTTTTCGCGCCTTCGTAGCAGCCAATCATCGGCAACAGAATCGGCCTGTCGCATTGCGCAATCTTGCGCCACACTTCATCGGCTCGTGTCATTTGATCGGCCACGGTGCCCACGACGCGACATAATACGCGCTGTTCTTCGTGATCACAAGATCGTTGCTGATACGCTGAATCGCGGAAGTAGTAATATACTCTCCCTGAAAAAAGCGGCCTTCGGTGTCGTGATAGCACTGCCCATGCAACCGGCCATCTGCGATTCTGGCATTCTTGACGATGCCAGTAATTTTCGGAAAGCCTGCGGAAGTCTGTTCGGTCATTGTCTTGCCCTCTTGTGTTGGCTGTTGCTGTTACTCGACAACCGTGTCGAAATCGCGGAGAATGGACTTGCACGCCGTTTCGAGTGAAACGCTCTTGCGCTTCGTCCAATTTTCGTTGCCGACGAGAGCCGAAAGCTGAATGTCAACGCTGCCATCTTCCGGCATGATCGACGCCGCTGTCGGATTCTTGCGGTTGAACTCGACGCGATACTTCCGCGTCACTTCGATAGCATTCTGCAACAGCGCCTTGCTGATATCGGCATGCTGCCAACGAATATAGCCGCATTCATCGATTGCCTGCGAAAGCATGACAGTATTCTGAATCGTGAAGTCTGCCGCTTCGGCTTCATCCTTTGTGACTTCACCGGCCTTGACGTTTGCCGCCATGATCAGGACAAAGCCTGCCCCTGTGGCAATGGACAGAAGACCCTTGAGAATGTTTTTCATGTTCGTGTTTCTTTCGTGTTGCGATGATCCCGTTGTATACGAGAGATTCGAATCAGTCAAGCCTCTTTTTGAAAAAACTTGCAATGACTGCGCCTATTAATAAAAACGCAAATACATTGAACTTTTGCGAAAAGAATGTTTTGATGATCGGTCCGAAAAATATTATCAGGCCGAAAACAAACAACGCCATGACAATGAATTTGAGAAGTGCATACACTATTAGCGATTCCTTTTCTTTGGTTTGTATTTTTTCACGCGGCGGAGAAAATGATATTTCTCTATCGCAAGGCAAAAGTCACTGCCCATTTCATAAGGCTGTCCGTCGAAAATTTCGATAATGAATGGCACCGCGTCGAATGCCGTCTCATTTGCCAGTATTGCCCACCAATAGCCATCAAGCTTGCCGTGCTCACGTTGCCAGTATATTGACTGCCCATGCAACGGCACGTCTTGCACAACGTCGCGGCCTTCTGCCCATGCGCGATACTCCATCAAGCCTTCAAGGCTGTACGGAAACTCAATATGGATCACGCCGCCCTTATATACAGTGATTCGTTCACTATCCATGACGTTCATTGTGAACTGGAATTCAGTCATAGTTATATCCCGTGTTGCTGCTTCATTTAATAGCAGTCACAAAAAGACTTGTCAAGCGAAATGTATACGAAATACAAACAAAAAACCCCGCCTCTTGCGGAGGCAGGGTTATTTTGCGAATCGCGCTTAGGGTATCAGCCTAAGTGGATCATCGGGAGTTTTCCTCTCCCGGCTTGGCGATTCTAGCGTCTTAGGCGGCGCGACCGCGCCGGGACTGGTTGCCGTCCTGCGGCTGTTCTTCGACGGGCTGCTCGACGGGCGTTTCAACCGTTGCCACCGGGGCCGGGGCCTGCGGTGCGAGTGCTGCGGCCTTGGCCAGTGCGGCTTCGGCTGCGGCCTTGGCCTTGTTGTAGGCTTCGTCGGCCTTGGCCTTGAGATCGGCGGCGCGCTTTTCGGCCTTGAGCTTGGCGTCTTCGGCCTTCTGAATCGCGGCGATCCTGTCGGCTTCCAGCTTCACGACGCGGGCCTTGGCCTTTTCGTTGGCGGCTTCGATGCGTGCCAGCTTGGCGGCTTCTGCAGCCTGCTTCTTCGCGATCTTTTCGGCATCGCCTTCGGAGCCTTCGGCATCGATTCTGGCCTTCCAGCTTGATTTCAAATTTCGGAACTGAAGCCATCGCGCGAAATGCATTCTGCACGTTGACGGGACCGAATCGGGGACCGTTGCATAGATTGCGCCGACTTCACCGACGAGCGGCACGACATGCGCGAAGCCCTGCGAATGACGGAAGGAAAGAATCGCGTCTGCGATATCCCACACCAGACCGGTCTTCGTTCCCGGAAAGGGCCTCGTTACTCCGTTTGCACGTTCCTGCTCGACGGCTGTCTGCGGGATGGTAATGCCGACTGCTTCTGCTGTCATTGTGTTCGTGTTCATTGCTGTGTTTCCTTGTGTTGCTGGTTTGCTGTGGTTGAACTTGCTGCGTTGTCTATGCGTAGAGATATAGAGAGAGTGTCGATTCATGTCAACAATTATTTTTCATTTTTTCCATTTTATTTTTCTCAGCGCGGCGGCGGTTAGATTCTGCTACCGCTGCGGAAATTGCAGCGCGGGCGTCGTCATTCAATACGCGGCTTTTCTGCGCTTCTGACATTCGTGCCTTCTGTTCATCTGTCATCTTGCGGCCTGTATTGGCTGCGACGCGCTTTGCAATTGTTTCTGCGCTCTGTTTTGATCCAGTGCGAGCCGCTGAAATTTTTGCCTTTGCCTCGTCTGAAAGCTTGCGACCGACACGGCCTGTCATCGTTGCGGAACGTTTAGCAAGGCTTTCCGCGCTCATGACGTAACCTTTTCGGGCCGCAGACATTTTGGCGCGGGTTTCGTCGCTGATATTTTTGGCACTATTCGCAAGCTTAGCTTTATGTTCTTCGCTGCGATTTTGAGCCGCTGCTGACAGCTTGGCGCGGGTTTCTTCACTTATCATGCGGCCTGTCGCCTTGGCGGCGATCTTCGCCTTACATTCTTCTGTGAGAACCTTGCCCTTGCCAGCCGCGCTCACCTTGGCCTTATGTTCTTCTGTGAGCGGAATGCCTTTCTTAGCTGCCGACATTTTAGCGCGACCCTCTGCGCCGACTGTAAGCCGATTGTTCATTACAATATCAGCAACGTTATACGTGACGCCGCGATACATGTTGAACCAAAAGACTTCACGGGCATGCAGCGTTTCAACGTCATCCGTTGTCACTTCAATGCTACGGAACGAAAATTGTTCCTGCCCATGTTTATTGAATGCGGCTTGAAGATGGCGGCAATGGTGCCGCTGCCCGCGCAAGTCCTTAAAGTGATAAGCCTTGCGCTTATCAAAATCTTTCGTGCTGCCGACATAAACCTTGCCGTTAGGTCCAAAAATTCCATAGATACCAGAAGCCATAACGATCTCCATTTGTTGCAGCTTCATATATGGACAAGTTGGAATCGTGTCAACAACTATTTTTTGAAAAGTTGCGCTACCAATTGATCAAGCGGAACTGGCATCGCCACAACAGTGTTTGTCTCTTTTATTGCCACCGGGGCATTCCGCTGCTTTTGTGGCATCCACAATTCCGGCGTGATCGGTCGCACCTTTAACGGCTTCGGCACGTCTTCCGTTATCTCATTTATAAAGCATGTTGCGATCAACATTGGAATCTGATTCTTCTGAATCTCGATCCACGCGCACCAGTCAACCGTTGCCGAAAAGAGCTTCGCGAAGTCAAGCGTTGCCGTCGCTTCGCGTTGCTCGACCATCCAAAGGGTTTCATCCCCAGTGGCAATACTAACGCATTCGAAAGCCGGATAACCGGCTCTCTTTGCGTGTAGCGCTGCGAGCGAGCGAGTTGGATAGGTCAAAACGGAACCCCTTCATGATCGCTGTACTTGTCGCAACCGCGCACTGCGATCTTGACCGGAATCGCGGCATTGAATTCCCGGCACGTCTTGCCGTCGTCTGCCAGCCGGTGACACGTCAAGCATGACTGCCAAATCGCTGTCGGGTCCGTCTGTCGGAGCCACATTTCAACGGCACTGGCAAGCCCGCTTGCGGCCTGTTGTGTCGAATGACTTTCTCTCAATGGAACTGGGTTTGTCATGCTGATTTCTCCTGTTGCTGATTTGGATCAAGTGGATTCGGGAAAACATCTAAAACAGGCATTTCGTTTTCAAATGAAACGGAGACTATGCGAGGATGGCGCAAAAAATGAACGAGTATATAATTCGGCGAGACAATACCGTCAACTAAAGCCATGCCCTCTTGTGTAGTCAATGGCGGCGTTTCGCCACGTGCACGCCACCATTCATTAGACATATGTCGCACGTATGGAAGCTCATGTTCGACTGACACAAGTTCTGTATAGATGTTGCTGCCGCTACGATACTTCACGCGCATCGTGGGCCTTGCACCGATTCGTTTGAATACTTCATAGTCAACGCCCATGACTTCGATCCACATCGCATCTGCTGTTGACAGTCGCGTTGCAACGGCTTTAGAGGCATCGGCATCGATCTTCGGACTAGTATCAAATATAAAAAGTTCGTGGCATTCTTCACACTTTCTTGCGGCGGCGAAGTTGTAACAACCACAACCGACTGCATTCCCACGCGGGATACCAAACACCAATTTGTCAGTAGTACAAATCTTGATAGGCAAATCGCCTTTGTCAGTTTTCTTTCCCGGTACTTTCGGATCATTGATCGGACCCAATCGTTCCAAGTTCTTTCCAAAGTCTGATACCAGACAATTCTCACGGCCACTTGCCCTAAGCGCTTCGATTCGCCCTTCTATAGTATCAAGATCGTATCCCGGCGCGTAGTAAGGTCGCGTACCACGGCCAAGCCCCTGCACATGCCGCACTACTGCCTTAGACGGGCGCAGCACTACAATGTGATCGGTGAAGGGTGCATCAAAGCCAACAGTGATCATGTTGTCACTGACAAGTATCTGCACTTCGCCTTTTTCATATGCTTCAATATTGGCGTCTGATTCCTTCTCTGGCATCTTCGAATGCGCACCGACGCAAGAATAGCCCCACGACTGCATAAGCTTTACAATCGCTTCAACGTGCTTGATCCCGGCGCAAAAGATCAGCCAGTGTTTGCGGCCCTCGCCACGTCGAATCGCTTCGCGCATTGCGCGTTCATTCTTCTCTGGCGTATTGACAGCTTCCTGCAATTGCTTCTGGTTGTAGTCATCGCCAGACGATTTGATCTTCGTCACGTCATAGCTAAAGTCTGTCGGGTTGCTTGTCAGGCGTACCAGATAGCCTTGCTCGACCAGATATTGAAATGCTTTCCAGCCTGTGATATCATACACAACTGATTCGAACAAACCGTGTTCGACAAGCTGTCCACCTTTCGACCGGTATAGTGTAGCGCTCAAACCGATGATGATCAAGTTTGGATTCGCATCCATTAAATCATTGATGAATTTTTTGTAAATCGTTTCTTCATCTGGCGAGATACATTGCGCTTCATCGATCAGCAAGACATTGATTTTGCCAAAGAGAAACGCGCTGCCATACATTGACTGAATAGTGCCAATGGTGATCGGGTAATGCGATTCTTTCTTGCCCAAACCGTCGCAGTAAATGCCGACGCCAGCATACGGCCAATAGTCATAAAGCGTTGCAGCATCCTGCTTGACAAGCTTTTTGGAATTGATGCAAACCATCATGCGGAAATGCGGAGCGATTTCATCGAATCGCTTTAGCAACATCGCAATGAGGAATGACTTGCCGGTGCCGCAAGGCATGCCGACAAGCATTCGCCTCACGCCACGGTCAAGCGCCGCGAAAACCGCGTCGTGGGCCTCTTGTTGGTAAAACCTCGCACGTCTCGGCATATTATATCCAGTTTTTTATTTGCCAGTTCGTCTTATCATCTTCGACGTGAAAAGTTTTATCAGAAAAATAATGTCGAATCATGTCAAATTTTTCACGGGAATTCTCACGCCAGTATCCTTTTACCTCGACATAAAAATCAAAATCATGTATATAGAAATCAGGAAAATATGTACAAATTCCGGGAATAACTAACGCTTCTGGTTCGTATGACCAACTAATTTCAAGTGAATCAAGATATTTTGCGTATTCAATTTCCCATGAACTGCGCATTAAATTGCCGCGATACGATTCAACAACGTAACCAATATCGTCTAATACTACAGGTTTTTTCGTGCCTGTTGCGTAAGCTAGTTTTTGTGCAACGGACATTCTAGCCTTAGTTTCATCGGAACGTGTTATTCCTTTCCGGTTGTTACCGTCGCGAGCATAAGCTGCTACAATAGCAGAACTTCTAGCCGCTAAATGTGAATCAGATTGCCGCATTCCCGGCATACCTGAATTTGATCTGTCAACACCTAAATTTTTAAGTCGAGTTTCAACTGACCAAGGCGAAATATTAAACGCCTTAGCAATTTTTGGACACGATTTAACCGTCGCATATAGTTCGATGAATTCATCATCGCTTAATGCATAAAGTATTGTTGCCCTTGTTCTGCCTTTAGACACGCGATTCCTCTAATTCTTTATCTTCATCGATCACCGCGCCGACTGTGATCTTAACTGGCGGATGCATCGATCTCGTAACATCAAGCTGCATTGACGGCATTAACGCGCCAATGACTGTGAGTTCGATTTTGCCGCCCTGCGCCAGTCGCAACAGTTCTTCGGCATCCAGTTCCCACACACTTGTCATGGTGTGATATGACAGTGACGGGTCGCCCTCGACGAAATGAAATTCATCCCGAATCGGAAGATTCAGATATTCGTCTTGATGTTTGCCCATCACTCTTGTAGTGCCTTTAGCTCGCATAATCATTGCCACCGGGGTTGTCTCCTAGCAGTTAGGGCTAATGCCCGCCTTAACCAAAACTTCCTTGATACCCTTGAACGATTCCATAAGTGATATCATTGCACGGGTTGAACTTTCACTTGTATTGGTTGTATTAGATAACGACATCATGGCTTGCAACGCGAATTCCAAGTTCCTGTTACAGTTGTGAACAATAAACTCGCCTTGCTCAGCCGTGAATTCAACGGTGACTGGCGGATCATTGCTCAGTCTGTTATTGTTTGCCATGCGCCGCATCCTTGTAATTGTGCATCGAATGGAATCGCTGCATTCCACTTGTCACAAAACCATTTGCCTTCTGCAATTGGTCTTGACATTCTGCATGTCCTGCAATTCATTGCAAGCGGTTTTCCGTAGTGGCATGGCATGCGATAGTCGCAGAACTTGCAACCAAACCATGAAGGCGTATTGCTGATTCGCGCCGGTATCTCTCTTGCCATGATGATGTTGAACGCCTTGCCGTAAATTTCTTCGGCAACCGAATCGTCGCGCAACACCCAAATGAATTTCTTTTCGTCAGTGTCCTTGTTCACGGCACAGTAAAGCACAACGGGAAAATTCATGCGCTTCATGTAGGTGTGCATCTGCGCCCAGTGTTTCGGCTTCGACTTGGCGATTCCTTCATCGAGAAGCTTGGCGTAGCTCTTTGCATTGTGCGACTTGAATTCAACTGCAAACTCTGAATCGGGATCAATACCCATGTCGCGCAATTGGCTGCGCACTTCATCCCCAGTGGCAATAGCCATGCCGTCGCACGATCCTGCGAAGTGTCCGGTTTCATCCTTGAAGCCAAATTGTTTCAGCTTCGGAAGCTTGACGCCTTGTAATGAAGCGCGGAGAATGTGCCACTGTATATGTGTCACATCGTCAAGCATATTCAAGACGCCGCTGTCTTCTGGATGTTCGCCGGGAGCCATGACAACATACGAATCGCTGCCGTCATGATACCACAAGGAATGCGAATTCGCATAGTCGATTTCCTCGACGTGAATGCCAATCAGCTTGAGGTATCCAATGAAGCGCGATTCGTAACGAAAGCCTGTTTCGAATAGTGTCAGCATGCGACCGTCGAATGACGACGGGACACCCCATCGCCATTGGTAATAGACGGCACGCCAGCACTGTTCACCGATGATCGATGCACCCAAATGCCCACGCGGCGTTGTGTCTTCATAGCCGGGAGCACCGCCTGCAAGGCGAATGGCTTCATGGATCAAATCGGCAAGGTCTTTCATGCGATAGCCTTCACTTTTTCTCTGGTTGCCTGTCGGTTGACAGAAATCTTTTCGGCGGCGGCTTTTGCCTTGCCGTCAAACTTGAAATTCTTCGTCGTCGTTACGACGTTCATCTTGCCATCCATGAAGTCTTGAACTTCCTGCGGACGCGGCGGCGACATCGAATCAAGACGCACCTTGAGCGCCAGACCTACGGCACGTTCTGCGGAGCCGACACTCTTGCCCGTTTCCATAGCGAGCCATGCGGCTTGCTTGCGAACTTCGCCCATGATGTAGGGGAACATCATTTCGGCAGTGATTCGGTTGCTGTCGCGACCGACAAGCTGAAATGCGAGTGTCTTCCATTCACGGTGCCAGACGGGGTTGCATTCGAAGTACCGGGCGATTGCATTCACAAGACCCTTCATCCATGCCTTTTCAGCGCTTACGCTGAATTCGCCCTTGTAGCTGTCGAGCTTGTCAGTCTCAAGGTCCGATTCAGTCAGGCCGTGAGCTTCCATCATTTCCTTTGCCTTGGCAAAGAACGTGTCGGCTTCATGTTCGTTGTCGGTGCCGTTCGCCTTGGCGAGAATGGCGGCGATCTTGCGGATAAGGTTTTCGTTGGTCATTTCGTTGTTCCTTCGCTATGTTGCAGCTACATGTATACACAGACGATAGGAGCAAGTCAAGCGGCAATTTCTTGCCGCTTGAATTATTTCATAACGATTCGATCACTGTGCCCAATCGGGCATTCCGCCAGCGTTCGGGGCCTGCGGCTGCTGTTCCTGCTGGACGAACTGCGGAGCCTGCTGGACCGGCTGCTGTTGCACCGGCTGTTGCTGGACCGGCTGCTGTTGCACCGGCTGCTGTTGCGGCTGTCCACCGCCAAGCTGCGCGGCGACCTGTGCGGCGATCTGTGCGGCACTGGGAGCAACGAAGGTCGGGGCCTGCTGGACCGGGGCCTGCTGTACGGGCTGCTGCTGGACCGGCGCGGGCTGCTGCGTCTGCGCGAAGGCCGGGGCCTGCTGCTGCGTCTGCGGCGGCTGGAACTGCTGCGGCTGTTCCTGCTGGACCTGTTGCGTCTGCGCAAATGCCGGGGCCTGATTCTGCACCGGCTGTTGCTGCTGTCCGAAGCCCTGCGGCTGCTGCCCGAAGCCCTGCGGAGCCTGATTCTGCTGGCCCTGCTTGCCGGGAGGATTGCCGTTCATGTCGTAGTATTCACGAATTTCGTTGTTCGATTTCGTGGGATCGTCGTTGCGAGCCTGCTTCGTGACGGCGATGCGGAACGGCTTGTTGTAGAGTTCGGCAGTAGACTGCTGAATCACCATGACGCCGGTAACGTGGCACATGGAAGACAGCTTTGCCATGGCGATTTCGACGGCAGTCGAATTGGCGTTCTTCATATTCAGACGTTCGATGACCTTGCGGCCCTTGAATTCGCCATCGAAGACCTGCATCGTCATTTCGAAGAACGAAGCGCCGTTGCCATCCTTGACCATGACTTCCTTCGAATCGATCAGCACAACATCGTAAATGCCAGTAGGCAGCGGTTCCGGTGCTGCATTCGGCGCTACAACGTGCGCGTTGAAACTAAAATTAATTGACATAGATTGTCTCTCCTGTTGTGATTTGGTTAGCTCATGCACTTGTCAATGAGTTGCCCCATGTTTGGCGGTTCAAATTCGTTCAACCGTCCGGAACGATCTCGACCCATCTGCCCGAAGTCTTCGCGTGTCCGAAAAGCTTTAGTCGGACCATTGACACCGGGGACTAGATGATTCGAAAGATTGGTGATAACGTCAAACAGGTGTGGCACTCGCACCGGCAGAACCTTGCCGGGGAAATACGGGCGCTTGTACTGCATGCCGTTTAGATCGATGATCTCCTGCTTTGCAATCAGGATGATATGCTTTGCCTGCATGAAGTACAAATCGTTGATGTACTTCATCATGACTTCGGCCATCTCGCCGTATATCTGTTGGCCGTGTTTCTTCTCGCCGCCCTTGGACTTTTGCCCAGTCTGCGCATCGATATGAATTTCAGCGGCCTGCGAAATCGAATCAACTACCAACGTATCGAAGTTCTTCGATTCGTTGCTATTCATGAACCACTGAAAGAATTCAGCGATTCGTGGTGGGTTGAAGGCCGGGAATGTCGGGACATTCGAGCCGCGAAGCGAGAGGAAACCCGGCTCACACATAAGCGCTACCGGGCGCGGGGAAGTAGTGACACAGATAGGCGTTTTACCGCCACCGGGGCCACCATACACAACAGCTTTCACGCCAAACTGTTGTGCGAACTGATTCGCGGGAGCAAGATCGGACATCTGCATTTACTTATCCAATACTTCGTACAGTTCGCCATTCAACTTGATAGCCGTGATCGGCCCGCGAATGGTGTAGCACCCCGGTGGCAATGTGTTGCCAGTCGTCTTGATCTGCGGTTGAATCGCGGCTTCGACAAGACTTGCATTGTCGGTGCGATAGTGCTCTGTCTGCGCCAGCGCTTCGTCGCGCTGCTCGACCGCAGAATGAAGCATGATCTGCACGTCTTCAAGGCATGCTTTCGCTTCGTCGCGTTCCTTGATGATTCGTTCAATTGTTTCTTCTTGTTTCTTGATTCGATCACTGCGATCATTCGCAACTTGAGCAATGTTGCCGACTGCCATGCTTTCATAGATACGCGATTCGTCAAGCTGCTGTGCCAGCTTCGCATTCTGCCCGTAAGCTTCCCCAAGTTCCTTGCGAACCGCTGCAATTTCTTGTGAAAGAATCGCTACCTTGTCACGCTGTGCATTGTAGCTGCCGCTCGCCTGATCACGTTCTTTGCGAGCTTCGTCACGTTCATTGCCGACTTGTATCATGGCCGACGTTGTGCGCTGATTTTCGGCGCGGGCGTCGTTACGTTCCGACTTGTAACGTGCCGACAAGTCGCGGGCTTCGTCGCGCTGTCTGCGCCAATCTTCATATGTGCTTTCGCACGCTTTAATATCGCGGCTAAGCACGACATTGAGCTTTTCGAATTCGTCGCGTTGCAATTTGAACCTGTCACGTTCAGACGTGAGCGCCTTGATCTCACGCAAGCACGCTTCAACCTTTTCGCGCTGGACACTGTAGTTTAAGATGGCTTCGTCGCGCTCTTTCAGCGCAGCGATTCGATCCTTGTCGCACTGCGAATACTGCATCTTGACCATGCCGTTTTCGTCAATGAGTGTGCGATTGTCATTGAGGACAGAACTGCGTTCGCGGTCAAGCTCTGCCATGCTGTTGCGCAGTTCATCGAGTTCCGCCACTGTCGCCGCGTAGCTCGCCACCGATTCGGGAAACTTGTCATACATTTCAGCCTTGCACTGTAGCAAGGTGACGTGAGCATGCAGCGCATAGGCTTCATACTGTCCGATTTGAAAGCCGACGCTATCTATGGCGCTGGTTTTCAGCTTCGCAAGTATCTTTTCGATTTTCATATCAGTTGTCTCTCAAAAGAAATACGCACAGTGCATCGTCGTACACGCGACGACCGAAACCGGCGATAGCTGAATCAACGTTGGCAACAGGACGCGAGCCAACAGGGACGACTTGATGCGGCGCATCGGACAGCTTATGCGGAAGACGCATATACCATCCTTTATACGAAAGCAAAAAGCTGTTTTTGAAATGTGGCATGTGCATCAGCGCACAGGCTTATGAAGCTTCAAACCCGGTGTTCCCGGCGTCTCGGTGATGATATCACCGAACTTGTCGCGGGCTTCCTTGGGGAGCTTCTTGTACGCGCCGACCGAAACTTCCGGCTTGTACTTGATCACCGCGTCAACTTCTTCTGCGGTAAGCAGCTTGCCCTGAATCGCCATATCGAGGGCCGATTCGTTGACCTTGCGGTTGATCCGCATGTCAAGCTGCAATTCGAAGCCATGGCCGACGGGGAGCTTGTTGGTGCCTTCACTGGCGGTTGCGAAATACTTGTCCGCGAACTGTTGGCGGAGTTCTTTTTCGCGCTGGACCAAATCGGCCAGTTCTTTCGTGACCTTGTTCCAGACATCGATCTCCGCATAAAGCGTTTCGATCTGTTCCGGCGTCATGGTCTGCGATACCGGCTTGAGTTCAGTTGACATAGCGATTCTTCCTTCTATCTATGTTGCAGCCTCATTTGTAAACAGGTTGCCCGAACCTGTCAAGCATAAAAAAAGCCCGCCAGTTGTAAGGCTGGCAGGCTTTCTTTCTCACCACAGTTCGCAACATAGGAGAGGAACACCGTCATGCTTCGGGAGGAAACTGCCGGGGACGCCGCTAGATATATAGAAGAAAGAGTGCGTGTCAAGCGGAAAATTTCGCTTGCGTTGTATACGATCATCATTTATACAGCTTTTTCCGCAACATAAGGAAAGTGCATATGACACAAGTAATAGGGGATGTTGTCTCCGTTCGACTAGATGTAGATACGAGCACGTATCTAAGAGCCAAGGCGCAGCGTGAGCGCCTGAAAATGTCCGACGTGGTTCGAATCGCTACCCGCGATTATGTCGAACGAGAACTTGCAGAAGAAAAGAAAAAGTGATTCTGACTTCTCAGTTCGGCGGGTAAAATGGACGATCAAGAGTGGCATAATATCGCGAAGATATTCTCGCGTCCGTTTCGGGCATGGGGATACTTTGGGTATAGTAAGCAAGCCAAAAGCCTGCACAGCGTAACACGCGCAGAAAACCCGAATCAACTTCACAACGCTCGCATCAATAAAGAAAGCGACTGGCACACTTTCGAAGACATTTATCGATTCAAAAACAAGGCAAGTGATCTCGGCCTGATCGGTCCATCGTTCCGCCTGATCAAAGACTACGGTCTTGTCATCATCGATATCGATAAATACAAAGGTGATCCTAACGACCGCGCCGCCATCGCTGCCCATATCGGCAGGCAGGAAGAAATCGTTTCGATGGCGATTTCCATGGGTCACGTGGTGTTGCTGTCAGCATCCGGCCTTGGCGCACATATAATCGTCGGCGGCACATGGCCCAACAGTCGCAACAATCTTCCGTATGGTCTAGGCGAAATTTACCACGATCAACAGTATGTGAATATCACCGGTAAAGTATTGCCACCGGGGAATGATGTGCCGCGCATCCGCATGGGCGACGATCTGTTGCAGTGGATTCGGAACAAGTATTTTCCTACCGGCGTTGTGATCAAAGCAGATGTTGAAGTCGCGCTTGAGGACACACAGAAGAATGGCCGTCGTCTCGACCTCACAGACGAACAATTAGTCACCGCGCTAATGTCATCCGGCGATATTCAAATGGCGTTGTGGCATGGGTTAGGCTATGACGCTTCCAGCGAGAACTTGAGCGCGTTACTATCTGCATTGGACAAACTAAGCGGAAGCCCGCAACAAATTCACGACGTGATCAAGACCGCGCCGATTTATCTTCGCGAACCATTCGACAAGAAAGGTGAAGATCGTCACCATAAGCTCTGGCGCACCCGCGAAAGTCATATGCAGACGATTCGCACTGCCAATGACAAATACTTTGAGAATTCCGGCAATCGTGCGACGTGGCGTATCTTTCAAGAACTACACTTGATGACGGACGATGTTCGCGCTGGCATCTTGAGAGGCATCAACGGTCCCGGTTCCATTGTGTATGAGAATCAGGTACGCGAAGACAACGTTACAAAGGTTGTCGAGAACTTAGCGCCGCCAGAAGACAAGCAGAGGGAATATACCGATTCTGCAATCGGTGTCATGGATTATCTGCGCGGCGATCTGCCGGGTCATTACATGAAGCTATCATACCCCAGTGGCAACGCTGGCGACTTTGCTCAATACTGCTATCAAGCCATGTACGAACCGGTGCAAGAGCTTGCAATCGTTTCTGCGCTGACTTCCATCGCCGGGATCGTAGCACGCAAATTCAAATTGATCGATGGCCAGGGTCCGATTCTTCAAGTGCTGCTTGCGGCACGTACCGGCCTTGGAAAGAACCAGACGGCGGGTGCTGGACGACTTTTGATTGAGAGAATCATCAATGGTGATAGGCACGGAAACCCCGCGCTAGTCGGTGTGCGCGGTCGCCACGGTAAGCTGTCGCCGTCATCGAAAGCGGGCTTGTCTGGCGAGCTATCGAAGCTTGCATGTTTCTGCAATACCATCGAAGAATGCGAACCGCTACTCAAATCGATGGCGAGTGAGAAGGCTACGCCGCAAGACGTTATCATTCGAAACTTCTTGCTTGAGACATACGATTTGCCTTATGCAGAAACCGTATTCAAGCACGACGTTTCGATCATGGCAAAGAACCGCGCCGACAACGACGTGTATAACGTATGCCTGTCGCTGTTGATGGCGACAACCACCGAGAACGCCAACAAATATATCGATACGTCATTCCTCAAGGCGGGTTTTGGTTCCCGCGTGATCTTCATGCTCTATAAGGGCATGTCTGGCATAAATCAACCACGCGGAACGGCGTTGACACACATTCCTAATGGACCTGTGCGAAATACACTTGCGACGTTGTTAGGAATGGCCGAAGATATCGATAAGGTATATGAACAAGCTCAAATCGGTGGCGCTATGGAAGCCGAAATGGGAAAAAATAGTAGACCGCCAGCCAACATCTGGAATCATATCACTACGATTCAGGAAACACGCGAAGCCGCTGACTTCCTGCAAGGGCTTGAAAACCGCATCAACACATTCAAGCGTGACGATCAGGCAAATCCTGAAAAGTATCAAGAACATTACACGATGTTCCTTCGCATTGGCATGCAGATATCGCGCATCGCAGGTTTGCTTGCTGTAATGGAATCACCAACAAATCCTGTAATTAATTTACAGCAAGTGCACTGGGCAACTGGATACATGTTGCAAAGAATCGGTGCCGTCGTGTCAGCGTTTGACCGTAAAGAACTTGGAGCGCGCCTTGAGCACTCGAATCAGTTGGTTATCGAAACGCTGAAACAAATGTTGACAGAACGCGAATTTAAAGTCAAAGGCTACGTCGAGCTTTATAAATTCAATGAACGGCTTCGGAATAAAGCTGTATTTAAAAATGAAAATATTGGTGCTGTTCGAATCGCTCTTGATGAATGCGAAAAAATGGGTTTGATCGAACGCATATTGCTCACGCAAAACAATAAATCAAATAAAAAGGGCTATGGCGTATACCCAACTAACCATGAAATATGGAGTGAATAGTGTGAGCAACTTTGAACGCCACATTCCCGCTGAATTGATTTCTGAAGAATCAGATAAGATTACAGCAATAATTGATTTTGCATACTCGCTTGATATACCACAGGGATCGTATGATGCATTGATTCACTCAATGAACAGGATTATTTTCCCTGAAAAATACCCAATGTGTGGGTGCACTGCGTGTCTCGAATATAAGAAACGAATCGGATAGGAGAAACCAGCATGTATCAAATCGCAAGATCAATATCCACGAATATGATGTGGAAGCCGAATGGCGGTTCGTTGAGGGGTGAGACGGTAACGATCAAGACTGTATTCGAAGCCGACGTTCTCGACGCATACGGTTATGTGATTCGACCTGTTAAGCTGGAAAAGCTTACATTCGCATTGCACAACTGCATCCAGAACAAAGTTCTGATCTCAGATGACGATCCGAAGAAAGATGATATCTGCGCGTTGTCGCAGAGCTTCGCGGACGTGATCGTTATCGAACACGCAACGTTCGGCGGAATCGCTGTGTGGCTCTTTAACGAAATTGGAACGATCATTTTCGAGGAAGAACTTGGCCCTCGCGTTTCTATTGTATCGGTGTCAATTGAGAATGCAGAAAACTATGTTTCGTTCTCTCGGAGGTATCCGATTTGAGATACCAAGGATCGAAGAAAGAACTTTCGAAGATCATTCACCCTGTGATTCTACAGCACCGCAAGCCGGGGCAGACATGGGTTGAACCGTTCTGCGGCGGCTGCAACTCCATCGACAAGATCGAAGGGCCGCGAATCGCAAACGATCTTCACCCAAACCTTATCGCCATGTGGCGTGCACTGCAACAGGGATGGGAGCCGCCAGACGAAGTAACGGAGCAAGATTGGTTCCGCCTCAAGGCGGAGATGTGGCGCGGCAAGGTTGATCCACTGCTAGGCTTCGTCGGCTTCGGCTGCGCATTCGGCGGCGTCTGGTTCGAAGGCTTCGCCAAGGACAACAGCGGCACGAACTACGCTGCGCAGAGTAAGCGCACCGTGCTCAAGCAAATCGAAACTATGAAAGACGTGCAGTTCTACAACGTGCCGTATGATGAGGTTCCGATACCGCCAAACAGCTTGATTTACTGTGACCCACCATATGATGACACGAAGGGCTATCGTGTCGGCGGTTTCGATCACAGACGATTTTGGAAGTGGTGCAACCGCATGGTTGCTGCCGGTCACGACGTGTTCGTATCGGAATATACTGCGCCGCCAGACTGGGTTCCTCTCTGGCAAAAAGCCGTCAAGATGTTCAAGAACAATCGGGCGGCTGCGGCTGAAACTGTCAGCACGTCCGATGCAAGCGAGAGCGTGTTCATTCGCGCCAAGGCTTACGACGAACAAGCGGCACGCGATTACTATAACCCACCACTTCACAAGCTGTTCTCGCTCAAACAAGTGTTGCACTTCGTGTCCGGTGCTGCGCGGCAAGACACTTCGCATTTGACGATTCGCGATCTCCGCGTCACGGCTTCGAATGACTACATGACATTGAGTGCGCCGATTAACGTGCTGCACGATGTGAAGCCGAACGCAAAGACGCTCGCCGCTGCGGTCAAGGTTGCAGACGAAACTAAAACCCCGGTGGCAATGAAGCTTATGCCTTCCGGTAGGTTGCAGCTTCAAGCCGGGACATTTAAGGCGTCCATCGAATGTCTTGACGATCACGCGCTAGAGCAAGCGCTGATTCCCAGTGGCTTCTATCTGGCAGAACCGGAAGCGATCTATCAGGCGATTGAAAAAGTCGCGCCGTTCATGGCAGATGATCCGTTGCGACCGCACGCTAAGGGCGTGCACATTACATCGACAACAGCACTCGCAACAAACAACGTTGTGTTTGGTGAGTGCTGGCACGGTAGCAAGTTTGATCCGAAGTGGAACTTTGCTATCGGTTTCGATTCGATCAAGCAGCTACTCGATATCGATGAACTGCCCGTGCGCATTCAGCTATCAACCAATACTGTAACGTTCTGGTTTGCCGGTGAACGTTTCTTCACAACAGTGTTACTTGAGCAGACGATACCTATTGAGCGCTTGCACGCGCTCTTTGTCGATCACCCGCCGTTGGTTGATTTGCCGGAAGACTTTTTCGATCACGTCAACAAGCTAAAGAAATTCGCAGGCGAAGAAAACATCCTGTACGTTGACGCAAACTCTATGCGTACAGCACATGACGCTGATCTAGGTGCCAGTGTGGATATTGCCACCGGGGCCGACCGGCAAGTGATCTTGACCATGCACTACGTCCAACAGCTTGAAGGCATCGCTGCACGAATCGCTTGGAGCATGTGGCCTAACGCCATGGTCTGGTATGGTCACAAGATCAGGGGCCTTATTGTGGGGCGCAATCGATGAAGCTCGCACCGGAAGGCATGGGCCTGCTTTGGGAGGAAGTCTATGACGACCGTCCAAAGCTTGAGCTTGCCCGTGTCTCCACGATTCCAATCCCTGAAACAGGATGGTTGCCGCCGACTGACTGGCCGCTGATTCGTGATGCATCATGGATCGGGCTTGACGTTGAAACGTTTGATCCAGACTTGGATACTGCGGGACCGGGATGGGCACGCGGCGTCGGACATGTTGTCGGCGTCTCACTGGCATGGTCTGGCGGCAAGCGTTACTTTCCAATCGCGCATACGTGCCAGTCTAACTACAATATGAACGCCGACAACGTTTGGGAATATCTCAAATGGGTTCTAGGCGGTACGTCTGTAATCATCGGCGCGAATATCACATACGATATCGGATGGCTGCGCCAGCACGGCATCAAGTTCGCAAAGAATCGCAAAATCTATGACGTGCAGTTCGCGGAAGCGCTGATCTCTGAAACGTCAAAGGTTGCCCTTGACGATCTAGGCTGGAAGTATCTCAAGCGCGGCAAGTTCTCAAGCCAGTTGAAAAAATGGTGCCAGCAATCGTACAAAGCGCCTGAAACAAAGTGGCGCAAGAACATCTATCGTTGCCCGCCGTCTCTTGTCGGACCCTATGCCGAAGACGACGCGGAAATGCCGTATGAAATCCTCAAGCATCAATGGAAGATACTAGAGCAGCGCGGCTTGCTCAAGCTATTCTTCATGGAATGCAACCTGATCAATCTGTTTGTCGAAATGCGATTC